TTTTTATACAAACAAAAAGGTAAATGGTCAAGTCAAACTGATTATTGCTTTGTAAAACCTTTACAGTCAGACAATATATATGACGATAAAGAAAAACCATTAACAGGTGTTGTTAAATATACTAACAAGCATTTAAATATAAACGAAGGTGATTTAATAGGTTTCACACCTAATAGTGAATATGAGTTTATAATTGATGGTGAAAGATTATATAGGGTTTTATCTAAATTTATTACAATCAAATATGAATATCAAGGAAACGAAAAAGAATATAATCCAAGCTGGACATAGAGCTGTTGATGAATTAATAAAGGTTGCAAAAGAGCCTATAGTAGAAACAGACGACGATATATCAGCTGATAGATTAAAAAACGCGGCTGCAACTAAAAAGCTAGCTATATTTGATGCTTTTGAGATATTAAATAGAATACAAGATGAGCAAGACATGTTAGATAATAAACCTAAAAAGGAAGAGGAAAAGTCTACTTTTGGTGGTTTTGCAGAAAGAAGATCTAAATAATGTACAAGCAAAGTTTATATAAGGTTATAGAACCTATTAAAATAAACACCATAAAAAGGCTTAACAAAAAAAAAGCCTGGAAGTATGGTTATAACAAAGAGCATGATCTAGTTGTTATAAGTAAAACCGGTAAGATCGGTGAGGTGTATAGCATACAGAATTTGAAAATAGCATTGCCGCAGGCAACTGATATTAATAAATTTAAAAGTGATAAGTGGGAGGTTACACCACAACCTAAAGCTTTATCTCGTTTAAAAACTATATTTGACTGGAAAGATATACCAAAAGATTTTAAGGAAAAACATATAGATTACATAGAAAAAGAGTTTAAAAGAAGAGAAGAAGGTTTTTGGTTTTATAACAAAGGAAAAGCTACTTACATAACCGGTACTCACTATATGTATCTACAGTGGTCAAAAATTGATGTTGGTCAACCTGATTTTAGAGAGGCAAATAGATTATTTTATTTGTTTTGGGAAGCTTGCAAAGCTGATACTAGATGTTATGGTATGTGTTATCTTAAAAATAGAAGATCTGGGTTTTCATTTATGGCATCAGGAGAGCTAGTAAATATGGCTACAATATCAAGTGATGCTAGATTAGGAATATTATCTAAAACTGGACCAGATGCTAAAAAAATGTTTACTGACAAGGTTGTACCTATATCAGTCAACTACCCTTTCTTTTTTAAACCGATTCAAGATGGTATGGATCGACCTAAAACAGAATTAGCATACAGAGTTCCAGCTTCTAAATTAACTAGAAGAAAGATAGAAGCAGGTAGTGACGATCATGATTTACAAGGATTAGACACTACTATTGACTGGAAAAATACAGGTGACAATAGTTATGATGGTGAAAAGTTAAAACTATTAGCCCACGATGAAAGTGGTAAATGGGAAAGACCTAATAATATATTAAACAATTGGCGTGTTACAAAAACATGTCTTAGGTTAGGTAGTAGAATTATTGGTAAGTGCATGATGGGATCAACGAGCAACGCTCTTGACAAAGGAGGTGATAACTTTAAAAAACTGTATAATGGGTCAGATGTTACAAAAAGAAACAGAAATGGACAAACAAGTACAGGACTCTATAGTCTGTTCATTCCTATGGAATGGAACTACGAAGGATTCATTGATTCTTATGGACTACCTGTATTTGACACACCAGAAGAAGAAGTTAAAGGGCCTTATGGAGAATATATCGATACAGGTATCATCGAACACTGGCAGAACGAAGTCGACGGCTTAAAAAATGATGGAGATGCTTTAAATGAATTTTATAGGCAATTTCCTAGAACTGAAGAGCACGCTTTTAGAGATGAAACACAAAACAGTATATTTAATTTAGCAAAAATATACGAGCAAATAGATTATAACGAAGAGCTAAACGCACCATTAACTAAAGGTAATTTTCAATGGGTTAACGGTATTAAAGATACTAAAGTTATATTTTACCCAGATTCAAAAGGTAGGTTTAAGGTTAGTTGGACACCTAAGTTTGAATTACAGAATAGACATATAATAAAAAATGGAATTAAATACCCTGCTAACGAACATATGGGTTCATTTGGATGTGACTCTTATGATATATCTGGTACTGTTGATGGTAAAGGATCTAAAGGTGCTTTGCACGGGTTAACAAAATTTAGTATGGAAGATTGTCCTCCAAACTCTTTTTTTTTAGAGTATATAGCTAGACCTCAGACTGCTGAGATCTTCTTTGAGGACGTTCTAATGGCACTTGTGTTTTACGGGATGCCTATACTAGCAGAAAATAATAAACCACGTCTATTGTATTATTTAAAAAGGCGAGGTTACAGAGGTTATTCTATGAATAGACCTGATAGAACTTGGAACAAGTTGTCCACAGCCGAAAAAGAAGTAGGTGGTATACCAAACTCAAGTGAAGATATTAAGCAAGCTCATGCTGCTGCTATTGAAATGTATATACAAGATCACGTTGGTAAAAAGAGAGATGGATCCCACGGTGATTTATATTTTAATGAAACATTGCAAGACTGGGCTAAGTTTGATATAAATAACAGAACAAAATACGATGCTGCAATAAGTTCGGGATTAGCTATAATGGCTTGTAACAGACATTTATATAGACCACATGCAGACATAAAAAAACAAAAACTAAACATAAACATATCAAGATATAAAAACAAAGGTATGCACTCAAAACTAATAGATTAAAAAATGGCAGAATCAATATCAAAAGGTTATTTTCCAAGTCAGGTTGTTAGCGACTCTGAGAAGATCGGGCTTGACTACGGTTTAAAGGTTGCCAAAGCTATAGAAGCGGAATGGTTTAAACGTGATTCTGGTACTAATAGATTTTATAACAACCAAAACGAGTTTCATAAGTTAAGGTTATATGCTAGAGGAGAACAGTCGATACAAAAATATAAAGATGAATTATCTATAAATGGTGATTTGTCTTATCTTAATTTAGACTGGAAACCAGTTCCTATAATACCTAAGTTTGTTGATATTGTGGTTAATGGTATGGCCGAAAGAACATACGATATAAAAGCATATTCTCAAGATCCTTACGGTATGAGTAAGAGAACAGAGTATATGGAATCTGTAATGAGAGACATAGAAACTCAAGAGCTTATAAAGTTTGCTCAAGACTCTTTAGGTATAAACCTACAGGAAAATCCACCTGAAAAACTACCCGATAGTGAAGAAGAGTTAAGTTTACATATGCAACTTAGTTACAAGCAAGAAGTTGAACTAGCAGAGGAACAAGCCATAACAACTATATTAAATGGTAATAAGTTTGAAGAAACAAGAAAAAGATTATTTTATGATTTAACAACTATTGGTATAGCTTGTGTAAAAGATAAATTTACAACAGCTGAAGGTATTAAAGTTGAATACGTGGATCCTGCAAATATAGTTTACTCTTATACTGAAAATCCTTATTTTGAAGATATATATTACATTGGCGAGGTAAAAACAATACCTATAAATGAATTAAAAAAGGAGTTTCCTAATTTAGATGAAGAGCAACTTTTAAAAATAAAAAAGCAACCTAATCAAAAATCTAACTTTAGGTATACTACAGCTAGCACTAACGATAACAACGATAATAACACTGTAGAGGTATTATACTTTAATTATAAAACTTACATGAATGAAGTTTATAAAGTTAAAGATACTATGAGTGGTGGTAGCAAAGTTATATTAAGAGATGATACTTTTGATCCACCAATACAAGAAATGGTTGGTCAATTTGAGAAAATTGAAAGATCTTTAGAGGTTTTATATGAAGGAGCTTTGGTTTTAGGAACAGATAAATTGCTTAAATGGGAAATGTCTAAAAACATGATGAGACCTAAAAGTGATTACACTAAGGTTAAAATGAATTATAATTTAGTGGCTCCTAGAATGTATAAAGGTAAAATTGAGTCTTTAGTAAAGCGTATAACTGGTTTTGCTGACATGATTCAATTAACTCATTTAAAAATACAACAAGTATTATCAAGAATGGTGCCAGATGGTATTTATCTAGACGCTGACGGTTTAGCTGAAATAGATTTAGGTAACGGAACTAATTATAATCCACAAGAAGCGTTGAATATGTTTTTTCAAACTGGTTCCGTAATAGGTAGATCGTTTACGTCAGAAGGAGATATGAATCCTGGTAAAATACCTATTCAAGAAATAACAAGTGGTAATGGTGGTGGTAAAATACCTGTGTTAATACAGAATTACAACTATTACATGCAGATGATTAGAGATACAACCGGCTTAAACGAAGCTAGAGATGGTAGTACTCCTGATTCTAGAGCTTTAGTTGGTGTTCAAAAACTAGCTGCTGCTAATAGTAACACCGCTACTAGACATATATTGAACTCTGGTTTATATCTTACAGCTGAATTAGCTGAATCAATATCATTAAGAATATCTGATATATTAGAATACTCTCCAACAAAAGAAGCATTTATACAAAAAATAGGTGGTCATAATGTTGGTACGTTAGAAGATATAGCTAGTTTACATCTATATGATTTTGGTATATTTTTAGACGTATCTCCTGATGAAGAAGAAAAATCATTACTTGAAAACAATATACAAGTTGCTTTAGGTCAGCAAATGATAGATCTTGAAGATGCTATTGATTTAAGAAATATTAAAAATGTCAAGCTTGCTAATCAATTACTAAAAGTAAGAAGAAAAAAGAAAAGAGAAAGAGACGAGTTGCTACAACAAAAAAATATAGAAACTCAAGCAAACGCTAATGCACAAGCTCAAAAGATAGCTGCAGAAGCTGAGGTACAAAAAAACCAAGCTTTAATGCAAAGCACTATGCAACTTGAAGAAGCCAAAATGATGCTGGATCAAAAGAAAATGCAACAAGAGGCTATAATCAAGAAAGATCTTATGAATCATGAGTTTATGATTAATATGAGACTTAAAAACATGGAGCTTAACATAGGTAAACAAAAAGAAACAAATAAAGAAGATCGTAAAGATGAAAGAACTAGAATACAAGCTAGTCAACAATCTGAGCTAATAGATCAAAGAAATAACAATAAATCACCTAAAAAGTTTGAATCAATGGGTAATGATAGTTTAGGTAACCTAGGTAATCTAGGTAGTTTTGACCCAAGATAATAATCGTTTAATTTTATAATATTATATTATGGCAGAAAAAGAAAAGCCGCAAGAGGTTGTAGAAGAAATTCAACCAGTTGCACAAGAACAAGCAGCAATCAAAGATAGTGAAACTATAACTGATGCTAAAATCGAAGCTCCTATAAAAGAGGGTGGAGATATGAAAATGAAAGAAAAACCTAAAAGACCAAAGCAATTAGTCAATCAAAATGAAGACAACGATGCTATTAAGGTTGATCTTTCAAAAAAAGAAGAAGTTACTCCTGTAGAAGAAACAGAGGTAAAAGATACACCTGTTGTTGAGCAAGAGGTTAAAGAAGAAGAGCAAACTTCAGTAGTTGAAGAGATTACAAATGAAGAAGTTGAAGAGCAAACAGAGGAGCTACAAGAACAAGTAGAAGAAGCTGTACAAGAAGCTCAAGACACATCTGAACCATTACCAGAAAACATACAAAAAGTCGTGGACTTTATGAATGAAACTGGCGGAAGCTTAGAAGAGTATGTTAGATTAAATCAAGATTACTCTAAAAAAGATGATAAATCTTTACTTAAGGAATACTACAAGCAAACAAAACCTCATTTAAATGATGATGAAATTGGTTTTTTAATGGAAGACAATTTTGAATATGACGAAGAAATTGATGAGGAAAGAGATATTAAAAGAAAAAAACTAGCACTAAAAGAGCAAGTTGCCAGTGCTAAAAGCCACTTAGACGGGCTAAAGTCTAAATATTACGAAGAAATTAAAGCTGGAAGCAGGTTAGCGCCTGAGCAAAAGAAAGCAATTGATTTTTTCAACCGTTACAATCAAGAAGCAGAAACTACACAAAAGGTAGTTCAGGAACAACAAACCAACTTTTTAAATAAAACCAACGAGGTTTTTAACGATAAATTCAAAGGTTTTGAATATAATATTGGTGAAAAAAAGTTTAGGTTTAATGTAAAAGATAGTGACAAGGTTAAAAATGACCAAAGCGATATTAACAATTTTATTAAGAAGTTTCTTGATAAAAATGAAAATATGAGTGATGCTAAAGGTTATCATAAATCTTTATTTACTGCTAATAATCCTGACGCTGTAGCGAAACACTTTTACGAACAGGGCAAAGCAGATGCTATCAAGGATAGTATAGCTAAGTCTAAAAATATCAACATGGATCCTAGGGAAGCACAGTCAAATGTGATACCTACTTCTGGTTGGTCTGTAAAAGCTGTTCCTGGTGATACAGTTTCTGATTTTAAGATTAAGATTAGAAAATAACATTAACAATTTAAAAATTAAAAATTATGGCATTAGCTGGAACAGGCGCGGAGTTATCGCACTTAACGCCGAGACCGAATAAAACTTTATTTGGTTCAAATTATTTATCAATCGCTGGCAACGACTTTAATTTCACAAAACAATTCCTACCGGAAGTTTATGAAAAAGAAGTTGAAAGATACGGAAACAGAACTATTTCTGGTTTCTTATCTATGGTCGGTGCTGAAATGCCTATGGCTTCTGACGAGGTCGTATGGTCTGAACAAGGTAGAATCCACGTAGCTTACGACGATGTCGTAGGTACTGACGTTTCTGCAAACTTACTAACATTTTCTGCTGCTCACTTACTAAGCATCGGTGATACTATCATCGTTAGCAAAGGTGGTGTAACGTTAAAATGTTACGTATCTGCTGTACCTGCTGCAACTACAATTACTGCACAACCTTATACTGCTGCTGATATTTCAGGTATCGGCGCTGATGCTGTGACTGCTGTAAAAGTATTTGTTTATGGTTCAGAATATGCAAAAGGATCAAGCAACGCTGGTAACAAAAAAGATGCAACATTTACTTCTTTCTCGAATAAACCAATTATTCTAAGAGACAAGTACAGTGTAAATGGATCTGACACTGCTCAAATTGGGTGGGTCGAAGTTGCTACTGAAGCTGGTACTTCTGGATACTTATGGTACTTAAAATCTGAGCACGAAGCAAGAATTAGATTTGAAGATCAATTAGAAATGGCTATGATTGAAGCTGAGAAAAAAGCATCTTCTTCTGCTATCTCTGCTTCAGGTATTTCTGGATCTGAAGGTCTTTTTGCTGCTATTAGCTCAAGAGGATTAGTATACAACAACGCTGATTTTGATGACGGTATCTCTGGTGGAGTTCACGTTGGACTTGCTGAATTTGATAGCATCTTACAAGAGCTTGACAAGCAAGGATCAATTGAAGAAAACATGATGTTCTTAGACAGAGCTACGTCTCTATCTATTGACAACATGCTTGCTGCTCAAAATTCTTACGGATCTGGTGGTACTTCTTACGGAGTATTCAACAACTCTGAGGAAATGGCGTTAAATTTAGGTTTCTCTGGTTTCAGAAGAGGTTCTTATGACTTCTACAAAACTGACTGGAAATACTTAAATGATTCAACTACTAGAGGACTTGTAGCTGATATTGAAGGTGTTATCGTTCCTGCTGGAACTTCAACAGTTTACGATCAGATTATGGGTAAAAACATCCAAAGACCATTCTTACACGTTAGATACAGAGCTTCTGAAGCTGACGATAGAAGAATGAAATCATGGATCACTGGTTCAGTTGGAGGTAACTATACAAGCGACGAAGATGCAATGAACGTACATTTCTTATCTGAGAGATGTTTATGTGTTCAAGCAGCTAACAACTTTGTATTGTTAAAATCTACTGATGGTATCCAAGGATAATCAATAGTACTTAAAAGGTAAGGGTGCTTCGGCACCCAACCCTTTTATTTTTTTTATA